CTGACGTGCTTTGGAGTCAGACTCTTGGTCCTCTGGATCGGAAGATCCAAGACGGAGAGCATCTAATTCCGCGTCACGGGCCAGGTGCAACCGCTGAGAAGATTTCTGGAAATCAGAAATATGTTCAAAAGCGGTGGCATCGCAGGCTAGAGGCGTCATTCCCGTTTTCTGCCTATGGGATGTCAAATCCATATGGCGTCGACGTTGGTGATCCTCTGGCTGGCGTAGAGTTCGTCGAACCCGGAATGGAGGAACCCGTCAGGGTTGTCACCGTTCCTAAGACCCTTAAAACTCCACGCATTATTGCGATTGAGCCGGTGTGTACACAGTACACCCAGCAGGCTTTGGCCCATCCGATCATGGAAATGATCGAGCAAGCTAAGCATACGCGAGGTCACATTAACTTTCGTGACCAGACGATCAATCAGCAGATGGCACGGATGGCATCGAAAAGTGGCCGATTGGCTACTCTGGATTTGTCCGAAGCCAGCGATAGAGTGCATAAGGACCTCGTTTACAGGATGCTACAGGCTGTCCCCTACCTTAGGGATGCAGTCTTCGCTACCCGGTCTATGAGGGCGTCCGTGCAGGGCAATGTTATTTCGCTCTGCAAGTTCGCGTCGATGGGTTCAGCGTTATGCTTCCCCATGGAATCAATGCTGTTCTACACAGTGTTGATTACCGCAAGGTTGATTACGCTCAACTTACCACCAACGCCTCATGCGATCAATTTCGCTTCGCGTGAGGTGTACGTCTATGGGGATGATCTTATTGTCCCCTGTGACGAGGTGCTTCCTATCTGTTTTGCCCTAAACTCCTTTGGGTTGAAGGTGAATGAACACAAGTCTTTCTGGACCGGAAGGTTCAGAGAGTCCTGTGGAATGGATGCTTATAACGGAATAGACGTAACACCTGTCTATCTCCGTAATTTGCCTCCAGCAGGTAGGCGGAACGCTTCCGCGGTGATCTCTTTCGTCGCCTTCGCCAATCAACTTTACACAAAAGGTTGGTGGACGGCAGCTAGACGGGTACGTGATGAGGCTGAGGCCCTTCTTGGGCCGTTACCCCACGTATTAGAGTCATCGCCATGTCTGGGTTGGAGCTCGTTTCGCAACGAGTATACCTACCAGAAACTGTGCCCTGATCATCAAAAGCCAGTAGTTAAGGCTATGGTGGTCAAGCCAGTCTACCGTGAGGACGTCATTGACGGCCACGCGGCTCTCATGAAGTACTTCTTGAATGCGGGTGAAGAACCCGTTCTTCAAAAGAAGCACTTGGAGCGGACTGTACGTCCTCGACGCGTACGCATCGAAGCCGGCACCTTGGCCAGCGGGATCACACCGCGGTAGGCGATGTGACCGGAAACGCGCGGCTCGCCGTCGCCGACCAGCTGTTTGCGCACCGCCGACCACAG